GTCGGAATACCGGCGTCACTCAACGCCTGTTTGAAATCTACGTCACTCACAGCACTACCTCGACAGATCCGAATTCAACGGTTTTGGCGGTGACCAGGTACCGGCCCTTCCCTTCTTCAAGGATCCGGACGGTGCCAGGTACCAGGCGCACGTCCGCCTCAACCAGCAGTTCCAGTTGCTGGATGCAGTCGGCTTGTCGGAAGCGATCGCGCTCGGCGACCTGCGTCACCAACAACCCGCTTTCGCGGATCATGTGACCGATGTCCTGGGCGATGCTGGCCCGGTCATCCACCAGCAGCGGCTGACTGGAAGGGTCCAGGGTCAGGTCGTTATCGGTGATCAGCAGATCGATGTAGAGACTCATCCGCCTACCCCCATCGCGACCATGTTTTCCAGCTCCAGTGGGGTCAGTGGTTTGGCGGTGTGGATGTTCACGTTTTCAACGTGGGTGCCCTTGTTCTGGCTGCTGGTGTTCTGAATGCTGGTCAGCAACCCGCCCGGGGGCACCGCAGTTGCCCGCGACGGCGAAAGACTGGGAATGGCCGCATTGATGGTCTGCTGGGTTTTCTGCGCGGTGCTGGCGGCGTTGGCCGCGCTCACCGCCGCGTCGACACCCGGCACTTCCGGCATACCGCCAAAACGCGCCTCGATGTTCACGCCCGGGATGCTGTTGATCATCTCGATCAGGCTGTTGATGGCCTTGTAAAAGACACCGACGATGCTGTCCCACGCGCCCTTGGCCATGCTCGACCAGCCGCCCATGGAGCCGAACCAATCGGACAGCGTCTTGAACTGATCGCTGACCCACTTGAACGCCTCGCTGTTGAGCAGCGCAGCGGTCCATTCGTCCCAGTAGTAGACGGCGGCGATGACCAGCGCGACCAGGGCGGCAATCCCCATCACCACGACGCCGATCGGGTTGGCGGTCAGGGCGAAGTTGACCAGCCAGATCGCTCCCTGCCACAGCATCATTGCGCCCCGAATGATTGCCAGGCCGGCGCTCAGACCATAGATCACGGCGGTATAGGCCAAGATGGCCAGCTTCTGCAGGACGAAACCTGCAGCGGTGCGCAGGTTAAGCAGCTGCACCACTTTCCAAACCGTGACCAACCCAAGCCAAGTGGTCCTGGCGATCCCGACCACGAGGGTGAGCAACGACATGCTGGCCACGATCCCCAAAATCGTCAGCGTGGTGATGCCGATCACGCGGGTGATATTCGGAAAAATCTGCGTCCAGCGGGTAAGGGTTTTCCCGATGCCCACCAGCTTATCCATGAGGGGCGCCAGAATCGGAATCAGCACCTGGCCGAAGGCGATGCGCAACGCCTCGACGGCAGCGGCGAACTGTTGCCATGGATCGACCATGGCTTTGGCCATGTTCTCGGCGTTCTCCAAACCTCGGACTTTGCCCAGCTGGTCCATGCCGTTGCGCAGGCGATCGGTGTCTTTGGTCAATGCGGTGATGACGCGAGCACCCTCCCCGCCGAAGGCTTCGATCAGCTTGGCGCCGGTACTGGCACTGTTCAGGTCACCAAACTTGCCTTCCAGCTTGTCGAGGATGTCGAGCATCGGCAGCAACTTGCCGTTCTGGTCGACGAACTTCATTCCCAGCTTTTCCGACGCCCCGCTGATGTTCTCGAAAAATGATTTGTAGATGCCGCCGGCGTCCCCACCTTCCATGGTGCTGCTGAGTGAGCCGATCACCGCGAACTGCTCGGCCAGGTCCACACCGGCGGTGGTGGCAATCGAACCGACTTCCTTGAACGCGTCCTTCAACTGCGCGCCGTCAGTGCGGAACAGCTGCACCGCCAGGGCTGTCTGGCCGCCGAGTTTTTCCACCCACTCGCCCTTGCCCATGGCGTCGGCCTGGCCCTTGAACAGGTTGTACATGGTGCCCACGTAATGCCCCATCGTTTCGGCGTCGGTCCGGGTCGCCTTGGCCATCACGTCCGAAGCATTGGTGAACACCGCCAACTGGTTGCCGGTCAATCCCTTGATGGCGCCCTCAACGGTGGTCGCCGAGGCGACAAAGTCCCGGGCGCTTTCGCCGTAGGTAACCGAGAACTCCAACGCCTTTTGATTGAGTGCGGACAGCGCATCCTCTGCCACGCCCAGCGAACGGACCTCGCCAAGGGCGCGATTCATCTCCAGTGCCGGCGCCAAAGATTCGGTAATGGCCACACCGGCACCGACCATGCCACCCAGCCCCAGGCCCATCGTCTTGATGTTTTTTTCGCTCTTTTCGGCAAGGTCGGAAAACCCCATTTTCACTTTGCCCAGGGGCGCGGTGACCTTGTCGGTCAGACTCAAGATGAAGGCCAGGCGAGCAGCGCGGTCAGCCATGTGTATTTATCCGTTCAGTGCATGAGCGATGCCGTTAGCCACGGCGATTTCCATGCGTCTCCAGTGTTCGTCCTCCAACCACTTGGCCGCGCCCATCACTTCCGGTGTGGGCTCAGCGCCAGGCAGCCAGCGACTGGACAAGGTCATCAGTTGACCAAGTCCGTCTTCACTCAGGCGCTCAGCGTGCTCGAGTGCTTTTTTACGATGATTTCAACGTCCGGGGCGTACTCCTCGAGCAGCGCACCGGAGATCTGCATCGTCATCACCGGGTTGGCCAACAGCGTGCGCAGCTCGCTGCGTTGATCGGCCGCCACGGTGTTGCTGAGCAGGTTGTGCGACGGCGACACCTTGTTATTGGCGGTCATCGCGTTGAAGTACTTGGTCACGTCCTGCGGGGTCATGGAGAAGGTGAATTCTTTGTCGCCGACTTCCAGGGTGATATCGCGTTTCTCGGTCATGTCGTTGTTCCATTCAGGTTTAAAGGTGACGGTCAGCGCAGGCAGATCCGGCGCACGTGGTCCTGCAGGCCCAGGATCATTTGCCGACTGAGGGCAAGCTGATTTCTGAGGGTGAAATAATCCGATCGAGCGTCTGCTGTGAGTTCGGCGGTGCCTGCATCAGCCACGCGGCCGGCGCCGGATTGGGCGGACGTGGCGGTGCTGCAGGTGGCGGCGAAGCGCAGCCGCTGACGGCCATCGTCAACAGCGCGGCGCAGGTCATCGTTTTGATTGAGCGCATGGCTCAGCTCCTGGGTACGTTGAAGATCGATCGCATCGCGGTCGGCCAACATCTCACCGCTGACGCGGGCCGCTTCGCGCAGGCCTGTAACCTCACGCTGCACGCCGTCGCGTTCGCGGCGAGCGGTCTCGAGCTGATCGCGCACCTGGTCAAATGCAATCCAGACCAGCAGCCCGGACAGCAGAAGAAAAAGGACGAGGCGCAACGGTGGAATCTTCATTGCGCACACAGGCTCGCTTCCGCCAGACGCCGCGCATGCAGTCCGCGAACAAACTGTTTACGGCCCTGGGCGTCGGTAACGAAAGCCCACACCGGTGTTTTGCCATCCGGCGCCCAGGCCATCGCCTTGCAGCCGTCCGCAATGCGTCCGGCGTTGATCAGGCCGACCGCACGACTCGCGCACGTCGTCGGCACGCCGAAGTTGTGCGCGTGGCTGCTCAGCGCGTCGAAGGTGTTCTGCCCCACCTGTTGATTGGTGATGCAATCGGCCAGCTGCAGCTGCCCTTTCTCGATCACCAGCTGCTCCACCTGGTCACAGCGAACGTCCGACCAGTAGTCACCGATCACCACCGGAAAAGGGCTGGTGTGGCGAGTGATGCCCTTGCACACCGTCGGTAGTCCCCGGGCCAGTTGGTCGGGATAGACCACGTTCTCGCCATTGCCTTCCCAGGTGCCCAGGAACGCCAGCAGCCCGGAACTGCACACGGCGATCGCGCCGGTGGCGATCTTGGTGCGCAGGTTCATAACTTGCCCTTCCAGTCGCGCAGCATCTGACGGTACTTGGGAACCAGCAGCACGATCTGCAGCACCATGTAGAGCGCGGTCAGCATGTAGGCTACCGCTGACCAGTCGATGGCACCTGTCACACCGGTAGCGGCCACGCCGATTGCCGGTGACGCCTTGAGAAATACAATGGCGGTGTCCTGAGCGGCCTGATTCGTGCTCATCGGCGAACCTCTTTTTCAAAAATTGACTGGCATGGCACGCAACGCAAGATCCCGCCAAGCGCCTGGCGCGCAGCTGGAATCTCGTTGTCGCAGTCATCGCAATGGGATCGGCTCGGCCCCGATGGCCGCGGTTTGGCGAGCTGGGCAGCGATTGAACGCTCACGTTCCAGCTCCTCGATCGCTTTGGCGTTGTCGAGCCAGTCACCCATCAGCGCAGCCCCTCGATCTCGGCGGCGGCCAGGTACGGCACGCCGTTGATACGAATGAAGTCCGGACTGGTGACGTCGAACGGCACTTTGTGCTTGGACTTTTCACCGCCTTTCGGATCGATGCTCAACAGGCTCGATACCTTCAACTTGCAACCGAACGCCTCGATACGCAGTTCCTCGTCGCCGGCCTTGGCGAAGAAAATCGAGTCAAACGGCTCGAGCTCGCGAAAGCTGCCCGCCGTGCGAGCAGCTTCGATCAGCAGGTTGAAGTTGCTGGTGTCGAACTCCATTTCCCCGCTGCCTGACACGTCGCCGTCGACGTGCCCGTTGGGTACACCGCCGCTCTGCGCCACGGCGGTGTTGTCCGTGATATCCAGGGTGCAGCTTTCGACGTGAACCAGCAGATCGCCCAGGTTCACGTCGAAGTTCTTGCCGCCAATACGTGACATAGGGGTTACTCCGAATCGTCGGTGGAAAGGTCGAGGGCGATGTTGGCCGTCAGGTCTTTCGGGCAGTTGAGCGGTCGGAACTTGATGTAAACCTCGACCTTGGTTTTGCTGTGCCACACCAGGACGATGTCGCCATCCTTGGGTGCCTCGATCTCACCCGGGAACACCTGGCCGGCGAACGTGGCGGACTTGGCCATCTGGCGCAGTGGTTTCATGAACGCGCTGATCGCGGCGGCCATGCTGTTGGGGGTGTTGTTGAGGCGACGGTCACCCACGCGACGGATCAACAGTGGACGCACCTGGCGCGCTGCCTTGTCAGCCAGACGCAGGTACTCGATCACCTGGAAGTCGCTCGCCGGCGCATCGAGCATGTTGCCGTCGCCCCAAAACACGCCCGGGTAATCTGGATAGGTTTGCGTCACGGAGAAACGTGCCTTGTCCAACTCGGCACGGGTCGCCGATGGCAGTGGTACGCCTTCGACGTCAGCGGGCACAGGGCCCAAGCCCAACAAAGCACCGGACGCCACGCGCATTGGGCTGTCGGCAACGCTCACGGCGGCGTTGGCCAGGCGGCCGGCCAGCACACCCAGGTCATTGCCATGCAGCTGGGGAACGACCAGGACACGCGGCGCGGCCAGGCCGGTGGTGATTGCACGCTGTTCGACCAGGTATTGATCCCAGGTCTGCAGCACGGTGATGCCGGCACTCGCCGCCATCACGAAGGCTCGACGGCCATAGGTGTTGTTCAGCGCTATGGCCGCGTCATGCATGGCTGACAGTTGGGCCGCTGTAGTCACCGGTTTGGTGATCACCACCGCCTCAACCGAATAGCCTTGCTGCTGGGCGTTTTCCAACGCTTCAGGCCAATCACCCTCGGCCGCGATGGGAGCGGCCAGACATGCCCAGCGATCGCCGCCGTTGAGTCGAGCGGCAGTGATCTGGGTTTTCAGGTCACTGGCCGGTATGCCCAGCGCGCTGTCCAGGTCACTGTCATTGTTCAGAGCGATCAGTTGGCCGATGCTCTTCGCGCCGGTGCCGATGAAAAGGAAATAGCGCTCGATCTCAGTCACGGCGCCTTGGCCCAAATTGAGATTGTTTACGCTGACTTTGCCGAGTGCCATGCAGTGCCTCGCTAGCGGGGAGAATTAAGGATTTGTTGGAGCACCTGGTTCAGCAGCAAGCTGGTGTCTCGCTCGGTGCTGACGCCGATGAACCGGCGTTTGGGCAAGGTGATTTCCCAGCTCTGCGCGCCACTGCTCTCGGCTTTTTCGTCATCCAGGATGCGGATCAGCAGGCCAGCTTTGGCATAGTTCACATGCTCTTGAATCCACGCCACGGACGGGCGCGTGAGACTCTTTTTGCCCTGCTGGCGAACCTTGAAGCCCAGCCGACGCAGACGCTTGGCCTGTTTTTCGGTGGCCGCCAGACCAACGGGAACGGTGTTCCATTTGCGCATTTGCGCGGCGGTGCGGCGCTCGCTGGCGCCGTTGTGTTGCTGCGCCGCGACCCAACTGGTTAGCGCGTTACGCCAACCCAGCTCGGCTTCGTCGGCACTCACGCGGGTGACCTGCATCAGCTTGGCCAGGCCAGCTTCCATCTTCTTTTTGCCTTTGCCAGAACCCTTGCGCCCTTCGAACGGCGAGCCGTCCAGGTTCTGCTGATCACGCACACGCTTACGACTCATCGTTCGCACGCGCTTGGTGACGTTGTTCAGCAGGCGACGGCGCAGCTGTGGCGGGAGACTGAGCAACGCCAGTTGCTCGCGCACACCCAGATAGCCCCGGGCATCGAGCTCGAAAGTGCTACGCCCCACGGCTGCCTACCTCGCCGTGTTCGGCAATCCACAGATCGAACGGGACAAACGCCCAGGTCTTACCAAAGGCCTCGATCTCACCGGCGGGATCTTCGGCCAGGTATTGCGGCTCGTTAAACTCCAGGGTGATGTCGACGTCGGCCAAATCGTTGTCGAGCATGGTGATGTCGAACTTCGCCGCCGGCAGGTCGTCACGGTCCTGGTCGTTGCCCTCGAGCCAGCTGCCCACCAACGCCATCAAGCGCCCCGGGTGATCGGCGAAACGCTCGAGCGCGATCGTGGCGCTGTAACGCATGTCACCCATGCGCAGTCCGTCGAGGTCTGGTTTCCAGATCAGTTCAAGGTTCACCTGGTCGGTCCAGCTGTCGAGCTGTTCCGGCAGCACCAGGCGCCGCTCGATCAGGTAGGTGGTCAAGGCGCGCAGTTTGATCACAACAGCACCGCCGTAATGCGCCCACGGCCCTGCAGTGAGCGGACAGCCTGCTGGCTGAACTCCAGAAAGGTTTCGCCGCGATCGGGCAGTTCTTTGCCGGTGTTCTCCGCACTTTCACGGCGGGTGACTGTAGCGAACTGGGTCAGCAGGCTGGCCTTGGCGCGGCAGTACACGGCGCGTTTGTACGTCGCTACGTGAAAGGTGCGCTCGGGCAGCACCGTGGTGTCCGCAGATTCCACAGTGGTGACGCCGACGTTCTGCCATTGGCCTTTGCGCTTGGCCAGATCGCGATTGACCTCGGTCATTGCCGTGGTCA